TTGTTCATTGAGCCGATCCACCACCCCCGCACCAATCCCTATGACGTCGATACAAATCAGCGCCGGCTTCTGGATCTGCGCGTCCCATTCCGCCTTGATCGCCCCCGCCAGCATCATGGTATCCAGCTGATGAAACGACCGCGGCATCTCGGTCACCACGTTGCCCCGGCGCTTAATGAGGACAGACGCATCCGTGCCGAACCGGGCCACGTCACAGCCCCACAACTCCGGCTCGGAGTGGTCAATGGCGACATCCCGCAGCATCGCGCTGTCAACCAGCTCCGCCGGGATCAGCGTATCCGCATCAGCCAGCGGAAACTCCCCCAGCACCCGCACCCGATACGCATTGCTGTCGGCGCCATACCGCCCGGCAATCTCCTCAGCAAAGTCCTGCGTCACCCTTGGGCTGTCAGTATATCCAACCTTGAGACAGAACCATCTATCCCTTTCCAGCATGAAGGCTTTCCAGAAGAACCCACTAGATCGTGTCGGATTCCCAATGAGTAGAGTTATTGCTCCTGACGAGGACATAGATCCTGATGCCGCCTCGAACACCTGTTCCGGCACACCTGACGCCTCGTCCACCACCAGCATGATGTTGTCCGAGTGCAGCCCCGCCAGCGCCTCGGGCGTCTCGGGCCTGCTGGTCCTCGCGGTAATAAAGCACTCCGGGTTGCTCTTCAGCGTTATATGATCGCTGGTGACCGTCCACAGATCCCGCCAGGCACCCGGCAGCCGATCCAGCCATTTGATGATCTCGGGATAGAGCGCATCAAAAAGTTGGGGACTGCTGGGCGCAGTGCAGGCCAGCTTGAACGGCGCGCGCGTATTGCTGAACCACACGATCACCCACGCCGCCAGCGCCGTCTTGCCCGGCCCATGGCAACTCCGGATCGCTATCCGGGTGTGGCCGCGTGCCAGCGCCCGCAGCGCCTTTAACTGCCAGTCGTCGGGTTCCGCGTTGAGAACTTCACGAACAAACGCGATCGGCGCCCTGGCATACCGCGCCAGGCTGACGTCATACGGGTTCGGGCTTCTGGCAATCGCCTCTGCCCAGGTCGGTGGCATCCGTTCCGCATAGTCATTCGTGGCGGCGGTGTCGCTCATGGCAATTCCGGCAGCCAGGGTTTGGTGCGGACCAGAAAATCAAGAAAGTCCCGCAATGTCGCTGCGCCCAGCGGCGTCAGGTCAAAAGCGGTCTCTTTGGTCGGGCCGCCAGAAGGTTGGATGCATACCGTGATCGGCCACACATGCGCCTCACGGTCAGCAGCGATGTCCAGCACATAGACATTGAGATCAAGCGGCCCGCCGCCTTCCACAGAACGCACCAACAGGTGCAGATCGAGCGACATCTGCCTGGCCGATATCGGAAGCTTCTCCAGTTCGCCGCTATCGTTCATTCGTGTACGTTCATCTCACTCGGCAGCGGCGGCAGCGTGCGGGCGCCTGGCGGCAGTGGCTTCGGCTGTGCGCGTGCCAGCACCACCCGGCCAGGAGGCGCCTCTGGCAGCCCCTGGAGGCCGCCACGCGGCCCCAGCTTCAGCGTCTCGATCTCGGACCGCACGGAGTACTTCGACCGCCCCAGCATGCGCCCGAGGAGCGTGCAGCCCATGCCGTTCTCCCACATCCGGCGCAGCGTGGTGCGCTCCTCGTCCGTCCAGGGAACGGATATGACGTGCTTCATGGTTGCTGGCATCGCGGCTCTCCATGCGGTAGGTGTGGCCCGTGGGGTGGAGCAGTCCGGTAGCTCGTCAGGCTCATAACCTGAAGGTCAGCGGTTCAAATCCGCTCCCCGCAACCGCCCCAATTGTGGTAACTGGCGCTACTACCTGTCTGTCAGTCGCACGGCGCCGGGCAACTTCCCACTGCCGAAGTGCTTCGTGCACGCTTCGTAGTTATGGTCCCTAGCGCCACAGTACGAGCACCGCAGATGCTGCCGGTTAGATGAGCCGCCACAGGTCTTCGGGCAGTGGCTCGTCGGATGGTCTTTCGAGCCGCAATAAGAGCACCAATTAGGTGTCATCGTCGTCTTCAATTGTGGCAACTGGCACCTGACTGGGGGTAGCTATCGGAAATGGGCATTTTGAAGAGTAGGAGGCGGTACGGCCCACGACTGGCTGGCGATTACAGCCCCGAACGGCGAGCGAGGATATCAGTGCCAGCGGTGCAGGCTCACCGCGATCCATCTCCCGGTCCGCTCCTCCTGCCCGCCAAAGGTAATCCCGACGCTGGCAGAATTGCTCGATGAGGTACACCGCGAGCAGGAAGCGGCTATTGCCTCGTCAGACACGCCGACAGCAACTGATTAAGCACCTCCGCAGTGTGCCGAGCCCGCGCATCGACAAACCAGAACAGGAAACCCAACGCCAAGCCGTTCACGATGATCAGCGCCAGAAACTGCGGACCCAACGTGTGCGCAGCCTGCCCCCCCAGCTTGATCGCCGCCTGCACCACCGTGGTGTGGCCACCACCATTGCCGTTGGGCGGCGCCTCGGCCATCAGGCCACGTAACGCCCCTGGTCATCCCATTTCTGCCATCCAGGCGTCGATGGGGTCAGGAGGGCGACACCGACTGGCTCTCCCAGCACCAGAGGATCGCCGCCGTCCGGGTAGCACGGACACGGATTGTCAAATGCGAGATAATGGTCGCCGTTCTTCCATAGCCACAGCCTGGTCGTCTTTTCCTCGCTCATCACGCTCCAACAGTAGTGCGCTTGTCGTAGACGCTGACGCCCCCATCAAGCGCCTGGATCGCCTTGCCCAGACGCATGCTGGCATCCTCGAGGGGCCGGTAGGCCAGCATGAAATTGTCGGCAGCCTCGTCGGGTATAGTATCACCGGGGAAGCCATACTTCGCCGCCAGCACCTCCGCAGCGGTCTCCTTGATGGCGCCACGAAGATCCTTGATGGCCTCGATCGTAGTGCTCATGACACCCGCCGCGGCCGCACCAACCCCAGCCCCAGCAACCCGACGCCAAGCACCGCTCGTTTCATGACGTCTAGCCCCTGTTGGTTATAAAGTGAGCGGAATTTGTCCGTCTGGCGTCGCTTACTTCGGCTGCGCGGGCCCCAAGGCCACCAAACAGCAGCAGCACCAGCAGGATGACGACGAGCAGGTTCACCGCACACCAGGCCCCTGGATCATGAACCCAAACACCGCCCAGCCAAGCAGGAAGAACAGCACAAACCCAACCAGCCACCCACCACGGTTCCAATACGGCTGACCCGCCGGCGTGAAGTTCCCAAACGCCCAAAAAATGATCCAGATGAGCATCACCAGCCAAAACACAAACCCAATCGTCATCATGTCACCTGTATATCACGGTGCATATACGGCTGCGTCGCCTCACCCACAGACCGCGCCTCTCCATCCACCATCACCAACCAACACCCACACGCACACGCACCCTCAGGCACCACCCCACGCAACACACCGCACCGCAAACACCGCGGGAATATCGAGAGCGATAGAGTGTCACATGTCATGTGTATATGCCGGTGTAGATACAGTGGGATTTGTGCCAAAAATTTTGGGAGAGTGTGAGGGTGGGCGTGGGTGTCAGACGACGTCGCGTGAAGGGGGGGCACCAACACCCCCTCGATCGGGGGGGTGGTGCGATACGGCTAGGGCGTTGGTGCTGCTGTGTGCACGTGGCCGGTCTGCATCGATGTTGGCTGTGTTGGTTCGCTACTCTGTGGTGGCTCTGTAGCTACACGCTGCACTGCAACATGCACTACTTATAGTTGCGGTATAGTTACGTCCGATAAGATGGGTTTGCGGACACGATAACGCACATCACCACAGTCTCTCGTTGTTCGTGGCACGCGTAGGTTGCAGCCACTATGTATATACCGCTGTCAGCACATGCACGCGTAGATACGTAGAGCGCGCTATTCCTCGGGCAATGGTGCATCGAGCAATGATGCTGGCGGTGCGTCTTCTGCCTGCGGCTCTAGCGTAACTATGCGCTTGGCCTGGCCCTGCAGCTCTGCTGATACGCGCATTGCTGCTTCGAGATGGAAGTGCAGATGCGAGCCCGGCGGCGACACGATGGATGTCGGCATTACCTTGGCTAGCAGCGTCATGAATGTGGTTGGATTAGCGATGGCTTGCTCGGCCAGATAGCGCACGCCACCAACGCGATGTAGGGCTTGCAGGACCATTCCGCGGACGTCGGCATTGACGCTATTTGCGCTGCCTGGTTTGCGTCCGCCGCCGGTTCGGTTACCAAATCTGCGTGGTTCGGTAAGTGTTAACAACGACCTATGCTCCGTCCTTTAGGTGCACACTAAGCCTAGCATCCTCCCACTCCTTGTGTTTGTTTCGTTCGTGTTCCATGACGACACGCCAGTAGTTATGA